GAGAGGAACCTATGAAAGAAAATAAAAGTCTATTCTTGCCGTCTGTGGTTGAGGGCAAGAAACCGTTACTCGGTATCGTTGGCCACGGTTATGTAGGAAGTGCTGTTGAGTCGTCTTTCGGCGCAAACTTTGAGCGGTTTATCGTCGACACGAAGATAGGCACTAACATCGATCAACTGATTGATGCACAACCGCACATTACCTTTGTATGTTTACCGACGCCCATGAGTGATAGTGGAAGGATTAATGCCACTCATGTAGAGGATGCGGTACTGAAACTGATGTCTCGTACAAAGAGTGCAATAATTCTAAAGTCAACCGTCACACCAGATATCATTGAGCGCATCATTCGATCGTTCAATCATCAGGAGGACTTTCACCGGTTTGTTTACGTGCCCGAGTTTTTGAAAGAGAACTCATCAGTTGAAGATTATCTGAATCCTGAGTTTATGATCATGGGCGGTATGGATTCATCCTTGTCCGAACTGCTTACTATCTATGAAAAATCGACGCATATAGTTCTCCCCAAGGGCAACGTCTACATGATGAATCCTGTGGAGGCATCGTTTGTCAAATATGGCATTAATACATTCCTAGCATTGAAGGTCACGTTCTTCAATCAGTTGTTTGATGTGATGACCACTGACGCTGGCGGTGCGGTTGACCCATGGGTAGTCAGTAAGGCATTCCTCGCGGACAAACGGTTGGGCAACTCGCACTGGCGTGTGCCAGGACCTGATGGGCGACGTGGGTTCGGCGGTTCATGTTTTCCGAAAGATCTATCCGCGTTTATTAACTACACGTCTAAGATGACGTTATTGAATGAAGTAAAAGAAGTGAACGATGTGTATCGTTCTGAATACGAACTAAGTGAGAGAGAGGAAGAGCAAAATGTCAATTATGGACAAGCTGAAAAAGAACAGCAAGATTAGTGAAACGTCTGTTCTATCGGAGTCAATATTTTTTACTGAATCGGATATGGTGGCAACTGATGTTCCGATGATCAACGTTGCTCTTTCGGGTTCGTTAGACGGTGGTATCACGCCAGGACTGACTGTACTCGCCGGACCATCCAAGCACTTCAAGACGTCATTCGCCTTGAAGATGGCAGCGTCATACCTGCGCGAGAAACCCGAATCGGTTGTGTTGTTCTATGATTCTGAGTTTGGTTCGCCACAGTCATACTTCGAGACTTTCGGTATCGACACTAATCGCGTGCTTCATATTCCGGTGACTAATGTCGAGGAACTGAAGTTTGATATTATAAGTCAACTTGAAGGCATCGACCGTGCCGATGACGTGATTATCGTAATCGACTCAATCGGTAATCTTGCTTCTAAGAAAGAACTCGAGGATGCGATCAATGAAAAAGCAGTAGCAGATATGTCACGCGCTAAATCATTGAAAGGATTGTTTCGAATGGTCACGCCATACCTGACCAAGAAGAACGTCCCATTGCTTGCGATCAATCACACGTACAAGGAGATGGGGTTGTTTCCTAAGGACGTGGTATCAGGTGGCACAGGCATTTACTACTCTGCCGATAATATATGGATTATTGGTCGCAGACAGAATAAAACAGGTACGGAGGTGACCGGATATGATTTCATTGTCAACATTGAAAAATCTCGATATGTCAAAGAGAAGTCCAAGATTCCTATTAGTGTGTCTTGGGACGGTGGTATCGAACGCTATTCAGGTTTGCTTGATGTTGCTCTTGCTGGCGGTTTTGTTGTTAAACCTTCCAATGGTTGGTATCAGTTGGTGGATACTGACACGGGCGCAGCAGTGGGAACAAAATGTCGTGAAAAAGAAACCTTGACTTTTGACTTTTGGTCGGGTATCATTGATAATGAAAAGTTCAGGACCTTCGTGAAGAACCAATACTCTGTTGGTCTGAAGTTAGAAGTCGAGTTTGACGAAATAGTTGGAGAATAAAATGAAATATGAAGCAATAGACGTGATCATTCCTGAACAGCAAACAACAAAAGTATCCCTTCGCCTTTTAGAAGGCAAGTATGCAGATACGGTCGTTAGGATTGAGAAAGCGGGTGTGGATCAGGAAAACACTGCCGAGCTCAAAGTTGATTACACTTTGGTCAGTAGTCCAATCGAAGGACTGCTAGAAGATGATCTTGGTCTTCAGGAAGCACTCATTGAAGTGTTTACTGATATCGTAAACGAAACGGCAGATAACTTGTTAGAAGAAGATCCAGAAGAAGATACTGAATGAGTGAAATAAGCAAAAACATTTCTGAACTGATACTGCGCAATCTGCTTACGAGTGAAGCATATATGCGCAGGGTCATTCCTTTTATGGAACCAGCATACTTTGAAGGTGTTGAGAAAGAACTGTTTAAGTATTATGCTAAGTATGTCGCCAAGTACAATGCGCAACCAACGCTTCAGTCGTTCCGCATATTCATCGATGAGTCTGAAGCAACAATGTCTGAAGATGGGTATCGGCAAGCAATGGAAATGCTTCCGGTGCTTTTCGAGAAAGTTGAGACCAACGAAAACTGGTTGATTGACGCAACTGAAAAGTGGTGCCAAGACCGTGCGTTGTTTAATGCAGTTATGGAATCAATAAGTATCATTGACGGCAAGCACAAGACGTTGACTAAAAATGCTTTGCCCGATGTTTTGAGTAAAGCATTATCTGTTACCTTTGACTCGAACATTGGTCATGACTACATTGAAAACGCTGAGGAACGCTATGACTTTTATCACGAAGTTGAAGAACGTATTCCATTCGACATGGAATACTTTAACAAGATCACCAAGGGTGGCCTCCCTAATAAATCCCTCAACATTGTACTCGCAGGAACTGGGGTTGGTAAGTCTCTTTTTATGTGTCATTGTGCTGCTAATGCTCTAGCACAGGGCAAGAACGTATTATACATTACTATGGAGATGGCAGAGGAACGTATCGCTGAGCGTATTGACGCGAACCTGCTAGACCTGCCTATGGATCAGGTTGAGGCACTGTCCAAGGATTTGTTTCAGTCTAAGGTATCAAAGATTGCAGCAAAGACCAGCGGCAAACTCATCATCAAAGAGTATCCCACAGGACAGGCGCATGCTGGGCACTTTCGTGCTCTGCTAAATGAACTAAAACTCAAGAAGAAGTTCACGCCAGACTTAGTGTTTATTGACTATTTGAATATCTGTGCTTCTTCACGCATGAAAGGAATGGGCGGTGCAATCAATTCATACTCTTACATTAAGGCAATTGCTGAGGAGATACGTGGACTTGCGGTGGAGTTCAACGTACCGATCATGTCTGCAACGCAGACGACTCGTTCGGGTTATGGTTCTTCGGATCCTGGGTTGGAAGATACGTCCGAGTCTTTTGGATTACCCGCAACAGCAGATCTCATGTTTGCGCTTATAAGCAACGATGAGTTGACGGCAAAGAATCAGATACTGGTAAAGCAGTTGAAGAATAGATATAATGATCCGAATCATAATAAGAGGTTCGTCATCGGAGTAAACCGCTCTAAGATGAAACTCTATGATGTGAACGAAAACGAACAAAAAGGGTTGGTCAATGACTCGCCAGTCATAGAAGATTCAGGTCCGTTGTTTGATAATACGACTGCCGGAAAACGTATCAGCGCAGAGGGTTTTCTAGTATAATGCATAAACGTATAACATACACACACCTCACTAAAGGTCACGAGGTTGTCATCAAAGCTCGCATTGCTGAGAACAAGTATAACAATCCTGCAAGTGATAAGTTGATTGTGTGGAGTTATACACATGATAACTTTATGGATATCGAGAAACACACCATTCTAAACATAGAGGATTGGAAAGATGATTGATGAATCAGTACGTGGATTGAATTGGTGGATGAGTCCTGTGCGAGACAGCACTTATCAGTGGTGGTGGGGTTATCGAAAAGTTTGTATGGTGGTTTTATCTGAAACTGAAAAGCAAAAGTTCTTGGAGAAATGTCGATGTATGTGAAAATAGAAAAATGTTCGCACGGTGGTTGGTACAAAAATCATATCGGCGAAACTTGGTATGTTTATGAGGATTGCGGAAACGAGTATAAGTGCCGATCCTCTGATGGTTATATCAATTTTATTCTAAAAAGTGATTGTGTAATATCTGAGGAATTAGAGCATGTCAGGTGATATATTTGACTTCGGGTTCACGGCATTAGACGAACAAGAACTCGAAGCAGTACAGGTAAAGACTGAGAACCAGTTAAAACTCGAAGAAGAGAACACCACGCTTTCTACCAGTTTGAGCGAGTGCCAGAATAGACTGGATAAGTTGTACTCAGCAGTCCAACCACTTCTTAACAATCTGAAGGTCAACCCAGATAAAGATTACATTTACTGGCCGGATAGAGGCGCGAAGGTAGATGCTTTCTCCGCGCACTTGTCTAAAATATACCAAGGTAAATAATGCTGCCCAAGAAATGTAAGACGCCAATAAGATACATGGGCGGCAAGTCGCGCGCGACCAAAACGCTTCTGAAGTATCTCCCTAGCACGGAAATAGAACAGTATATCGAACCATTCATTGGCGGTGGAT